ACCGGCGTCGGCCACCCCGCCGTCTGCGCTATATCCCACAGACCGTCCCGCTTGATGCTTGGTCCCCGACTGTTCTGCTCTTTCGGCGTCGGCCACCCACCAAATTCTCTGCCGGATGTGCGGTGCGCCCGCGCCCGCAGCGCACAGATCGGCGGCCCCGACAGCATATCGTGCGTCTTCCAAATCAGTGCGTATTCCGCAGAGCCATTCCCGGCCATCCTTGCTCGCAACTTGTTCTCCAAAGATCGTTGGAGGTCGGCGCTCGGCGATGAGTTCGTAAAAAGCGGGCCAGAGGTGTCGTTCGTCTTCATGGCCTTTTCGCTGTCCCGCGCTCGAAAGCGGCTGACAGGGACAGGAGCCGGTCCAGACGGGTCGGTCTTCGGGCCATCCAGCAAGTTGGAGGGCGTAGGACCAGCCGCCGATTCCGGCGAAGAAATGGCACTGAGTGAACCCGACAAGATCGGACCCCCGAATATCGGTAATTGATCGCTCATCAACCTCTCCCTCTGGTATCAACCCCTCATCAATAAGCTCCCGCAACCATGCGGCGGCAAACCTATCGTTTTCGTTGTAATAAGATTGGGACATTAGGGATACCCATCAGTTTCATCCATTGTCCACCCGTTGTCCTTGGCGAGCCGCTCTTCGTCAGCGACGACATTGACCGCTCCAGCACCGTGAGCCGACCAAGCGGACACTGTGTTCCCTCGTTTAGAAAACGCAGTTATGGACCCGCAAGGACAACGCGCTACAGTTATGCCGCTCTCCTCATCGTGACTGACAAACTCTGTGTAGATGTGTTCGTGTTTTTTAAGCATATCAATTTGCTCCCTGTTTCTGTGTCTTAAATTCTTGCGAAACGTGTGTTAGCCGCTTCTGCGTATGCGCGTTCTAAGATTTTGCTTTCAACGGGGTAACGATCATGTTGCGTTGACGTTCCCGGCCCGCCAATAACTTCAGCGAACATGCGTTCGCCATCTTTTTCACCTCGTTGAATCCAATAGAGCCGGGCATCCCTTCGGTCTTCTAAAAAGTGCCAAAAATTGCGCGGGTCGGCAGTCTCTTCAATAAAAGTCTGCTCCAAGTATTCCATTAAGTCGTGGCCCATGATCTCGACAACGCCCACGGAACTTGTGTAATCGCCTAAACGCTCAAGGCGAATAATGTTTGATCTTTTAAGAGAAGGCGCACCGCAAGCAATCCAAACAGCTTCGTCTTGGGTTATTCTCAACGTCAATGGCTTGTTTATTTCGCCAATTATTGTGCCGTCACTTGCTGGCTTAACCTCGAACCAAACACGCTTATACGTTCTGCCAGCACCAAGGCTATCTTCGGAGCGGCTTACATCATCCCAGGTGCAGTGCAGATCAAGCCTAAAATCTGGCAAATACGTTTCACCGCTAACCAAAGGTATGCGCTCTGGCTCATACTCAAACTTGATACCTAGAAACGTAAAGAACACGGCCCACTTCGCCTCGGTAACAGAACGATAGGTAATGCCCTTCCATTTCACAGAAGTTCCCGCTCTAGCCAAATCAGTCATTTTTCTTTCCCAACTTTTCAAAATGTGGCCGGAAATTAGTTTCCAGCCGTTCGCGATAGTTTCCGGCCATTGCTACAGTTTCCAGCCAAAAGCGGCGGAAAACTGCCAAAAGAGTGGCTCGAAATTAATTACGGGCCGCCCTTGATAATTTCCGGCCACGGCCATTAGTTTCCGGCTGACTTTCCTGACATTGTCAGAGTGTGTTTTCCGAACTGCGCGATCAGCAGCGCCTCCGCCCTGCCGTCGTCCTTCTTGCGAGCAAACTCAGACGCTATTTGAGGGTACAGCCGAGACGCCAATGCCCGGCTTTGATCCTTGTCGCGGCCCAACCCATAGTGCTTTTTCCACTTGGTTGGCGTGACCAATGAGTGAGGGATAGCCAGCGTCGCCAGCACGCCCTTGATGACGCCAACGCCTTGTCCAAAGTTGAAGGCGGAAGTGCGGCCCATGCCGAACGAGTTGACCTGTTCTATCCAGACGTGAGACGGGGGAAACTCTCGAAACAGGCTTGCAAGGGCGTGGGCGTTGACCTCCTTCTTGAAGACCGGCATGTCATAGACGAACCCGCCGCCTTCGTCGTAGATCATTCCAATTGCGCCAGTCATGCCGACATCAATCCCTGCGATCATATGAGTTCCTCGAAACTCAGAGTGTGCCCGGCAGACTTGGCGGCGCGGATGATATCGGCTGCCCGGCCAGGGGGGATGGTCTTTCGACCGACCCAGTTGCAGATCGCCTGCGGGCTAGTTCCTAGCGCGGCAGCCGCACGGGTTGGACCGCCCAGCAATTCAACGACCTTGGATGCTGATTTCTTTTTCACCTTCGTTTCCTCCTTGGTTTCAATGTCGGCTTCATTAGCAAGTAGACGGTTTTGCCGTCTTGGTTTTTCTTTTGGCTTGAGAAGTAGCCACGACTGATCCGCCACTGCGACCAAGACAGTCTGAGAGTTGCACTCTCAATGTCTTCTTTCGTGAGAGGGTCTGCGATGGAGACAAGTTCAAAGGCTGTTTTGTGAACAACTTTGATGCGTCCCATCGAGTCGCCTAGCAAAGTCTCACGAGGGTCAGCATAAAAATACGGAACCCAAGTCCCTGGGTTCTCGTCAAGCTGCTTTTCAATCAATTGAATATCGCCGTCAAGCGGGTAAAATTTCTGCGCTTGGAAAGATTCGGAAGTCACCACTTGCCCTCCGATGGCGTGTAAGGAACGAAAACGCACTGGCCTGTGGCCCACGTTCCGTCAGCGTTGTAGATGGCCTGACCGCAGCCAGACACCGCCTCAAGAAGTACGACCGACAGCAGCAGGCCGAGTGCAATAAGCACTCCGCCCTGAATTAAAGTTGATTTCATCGCTCGTCTCCGTAGCTGCATTTATCAACAATCGAATACTTCGCTATTTGAAGCTGCTCACAAGCGGACTCAACATAAACGATGGCTTCATGAACTCGCGGTTCTTGGTCTCCGTCAATCCGCTCTCGGAGCGACACGAGTTCGTCAAGTGTTACCGACAAGTTGCTAAAAAGAATGCACAATTGCGTTTCGGCTGCGTTTTGCTCTCGACTGGCGTAGCTCATGACGCACCCCTGCTCTTGACAGCCTCAACGACCCAATCTGTCAGAGTATCAAGTTGCCAGCAGTCAAGTTCGCCGCTCGTCGCAAGGTCAATCTCATCGCGAGTTAACTGCCAATCGGTTGAGCCGATTTCTTGCGCTAAATCTGTAGCGCGCTTCATGGTGATTCTCATGCCACGCCCTCCAATGCTGCGAGGGCAGGATCGATGGTCTCTCCGATCCGATCAAACGCTGCGTCAAACGCCTTGCTGTTTTTTCGGCCAGACTGCTTCGCCACAATTTCCTTGGCGATGTGAAGTGCGCGACCGGAAACTCGGTCGCCGTTGCGAAACTGCTGCGCGATATTGGTCGCAAAGCCACCCTTGCCATCGTCCAGTTTGTCAGCAAAGACAGACAAGACGGCGCGAGGCGCAACAGTCTTGGCGAGCCAAATCTTGTGATTGTCGGCGTGTTGCTTCTGCGTGAACTCCCAGTCGGTCAACCCGCCGTTTTTGTCGCGTTGGACCTGCTGACCGGCGAGGCGGGCGGCCTCACGCTTGGCTTGCGCCTTCTCGCGGCGGATGCGGCGCTGCTCGGCTTTGACTGTATCGATCAAGCCCTTGTCGCCAGTTTTGCCAACGCAATTGGTGCCAACGTGAAAATGCTTACCATCTGCGCTGACAATGTGGCAGCGCCACAGGATGCCGTGGGCGCAAAAATGGCAGCCGTCCGATTTCTCGGTGAGGGCCACAAAGCGAAACGGTGCCTTGCCAAGACCCGCCAATTCAAATTCATGTACGTTCATCTGTATTCTCCCGGTTGATGTTGGCACCATTATACACTTTTTGTTTATAGCGTAAACACCTAAAAACCCGCAGCTTTCTGCGGTTTTTTGAGTGTGGTACACTCGGCAAATGGTTGAAGGTCTGTTTTGCCTCGCGTTGGCTGTCTATTTTGAGGCTCGCGGTGAGCCAGCAGCCGGGCAGTTAGCGGTCGCTCACGTCGTGCAAAACCGCGTGCTTGACAATCGGTTCCCCGACAACTTCTGCGAAGTCGTTACAGAAGCGCGAAGCGTCGGGCTACACCGATGTCAGTTTAGTTTTTTTTGCGATGGGAAGCGTGAAGCAATTGACGACGACGTTGCGTGGCTGGCGTCTCGCGTGATCGCGGAGGCGTCGTTGCACGTCGATGACATTACGGAAGGCGCAACGCACTACCACTCGACAAGCGTTAATCCAACGTGGGCTTCGTCAATGACCGTGACAATTAAAATCGGCGATCACATTTTTTATTCAGACTGAACGCATTGCCGATTCAAGCCGCCTCGCTCTGGCAGTGACTTGCTGATACCATTTTGAATCAATCATCTCGTCTGCTGCGGATTGCCAGTCGCCAAGCTCCATCGCTCGGATCATCTTCTTAAATCTGCTGAACCTTGGAAGCCCCAAGTTGAACATCATGTTGGCGACGACAAGTTGAACGGCTTCTGGAAGCGCCTCGAAGTCGTTGAAGGATCGGTTGCAGTCGTCAATCACAG